GTCGTCCCTCTTTGTCTAGCCACCGTGCGTACCGTGAGGTAGCAATGAAAGTCTGGTAGTCTGTTGGTAGTAGGTTGCTCATTCACCACGTCCTCGCATTGTTTTATCTTCTTCTAACCAGACCATCCGGTCAATGTCTTCTCGGCTAATGCCAATGTCCTTTAGTTCCCTATCGGACAGTTGGTTCAGTATCTTGATTGCCTGTCGATGCTCTGACCACATCACACAGTATCGCATGAACCTTACGAATATATTATTTACCCATCTCTTCTTCATCGGTTATCTCCACTGCCTTGCAGAACACCTCGTAACTGCCTGTCATTTAGCTTATCCATGTTAGTCTGCATCACTGACTGTAGGTCACTGTAAAAGTAGTTAGCAATAGCTGTAGTGTAGAACAACACATCACCTAACTCCTTTACAATATCTTTCTGGTTGATTGACTTGTTGTCCCTCACCATCTTCTTGACCTTCTCAGCCACCTCTCCTGCTTCCCCTACTAGGCCTAAGACATTCTCAACTAGACGGTCCTTACCTTGGGTCAGGATCTTCTCCTCTACCCAGTATGAATAGTCAGTGGCTGATACATCTACGATCTTGAAGGCATCAATGTCCTCTTGTGTAATCATTGTATAGTCCTTGTTTAATTATCATTGTCCATCATTTCGATTGGCATATCTTGAAAGAAGAAATCCTCTAGGTCGATGTCACCCCTGTTAACAAGGATGTCTAAGACTTCTACCTCTTCTAGGTCTGCCCTAGCTAGGACGCCAAGCAATCCGTAGCTAGTTATGAGTAACTCTAGTTGCCCTTTGTAGTCGAACATTAGTTTACCTTATTTGTATTTGAAAGATCACGCATCGTACACGTAGTCACCGCCTATGGTGACCCCTTCAATGTTTGAAGATACCTTGTTTGATTCAGCATAAGCATCATCGAAATTATCGTATAACATTTCAGTGTGCTCCAACTCACCGTCAACCTCAGCTAAGTAAACTACACAATAAGGATGTTCACCTGTGCTGTCGATAGTATAATCTGGATGTTCGAATGGACCTTCGAGAACCTTATGCAAGGTGATACTCATTTCCTTTTCCTTTCTCTTAACCATGTCTCAGGTATAACTTTATCTGCGTACTGAAAGCCATGCTTCTTGCACCACATACCGTAAGTTGTCTTGCTGCCCTTGTATAGCTTTGCCTTACTATTCGTAAAGACAAACCTTATATCGTACTCAGGATGTTGAGACTTAACTGCTAAATGTTTAGCTCTGTCCGAAGAAATGAACCGGCCCTTTGTCTCAACTACTATACCATTGTCAAGAACAAAGTCAGGTGTGTAGGTCTTTATCTTAGGATCTACCCACTTGATCTTTAGTTTCTCGTACTCGAAGTGGATACCCTTCTCTTTAAGGAAGGTTGCTGTATCCTCTTCTAGGCCTGATCGGTAGCCAGCAAGAAGTGCTCTCTTGCGTAGCTTACTCCGCATCCAAAGGAACCTCTGGAACCTTAGGCTCATACACGACATCAACTAGGAACTGTGGACCGAAGCTATAGATAAACTTACGAGCCTCAGGCCAGCATTCTTTCTTGAACTCACAGTAGCTACACATCATAGGCAGCTTAGTGTTCGGACTTGACTTGGACTGAGGCACTGGTTCGTAGCGTTCTTCAGGGATGTCCCCTGCTACAAGTGCCTTAGCCTCTAGCATTTCATGCTCTTTGGTCTTTAAGTCCTCTGTGAAGTCATGCACATCTAAGCAGATATGACCGTTCTGTTTGTCGATAGCAAGGAAAGCACCTTGTGTCTTGTTAGTTACAAGTGGATCATCCTTACCTGCATAGACATAAGAACTAAGCTGACTGATGTAACCGAAGGCATCGTCATCTCGTAGTGTACCGTCCTTGAACTTCTTGAAGGCGAAGGAACTACAAGACTTGACGTCTACAGTCATACCATTAATCACACAGTCACGATGGCCTTTGATACCGTGAACATCAAGACGATCTTGTTGTCCTTTAACATCATGACCTGCTGCGATAGCAATGGCTAGTGCCAGCTCTTCGATCATGTCACCGTAGAAGAACTTGAACAAGGTACTGGCATTGAGTGGTATAGAAGAGTCAGACTTGTTGACCTTGTACCACAGTTTACGTTTACATGGTGTCCCGATAGAGGACAGTGAGAGGTAAGCCCTAGGCTCTTGGGGTTTACTGAAGCGTTGGTTAGCAGCCTGTGAGATGTTAGAGCCTAGGGTAGAACCAACTACCCCAGACCAACCACCTTCACCCTTGATAACCTCGTGCATGTCAGCAACCAGAGTGTCAATGGTTTTCATTTAGAAGCCCACCGCTTCGTTCTCTTTGATGTACTCTACAAGTTCGAGTACCTTCACACTGACTAGGCTAGTCCGGGTGTACTGCTTACCGTCACCACCTGTGAATGTAGTAATCAGGTTAGTGCACTCAGCTACAGTACCGTTACCAATAGCACCCATGTCTTCTGTCCAAGGGTTACCGTCCTTGTCTGTGACCTTAGGCTCACCACCTGCTTGCTCAAGCACTCCACCGTCCTTCTTGACAACCTTGTGGGGACGGACGAACTTAACTACCATCTCACCATCCATGATGCGCTTCTGGTTAGGTTGCTTCTGTGAGCCTGAGTCTTTGAGCTTTTTCATCTGCTCTTTGTCGAGGACTTGGTTGACTGTGTAAGCACCCTCTGTCTTCTGGTATGCTCCACCGTACCCTTCGAGGTCTCGGTTACCCTCTGAGAGACGTGCCCATTCGATTGGACCAGTTGTTGTAACTTCTTGATATGTTGTTTTAGGCATTGGTTTTCCTTTGGTTGTTAGGGGCCATACTTATATATTAATACGTACAGTAGTCGGTGTCAATAGTTAATGTGTATCTTTCCAAGATTTTCCTATGGAAGATTCTCCTGCGAGGGGACACATGATTCCTAGGTGTAGTCCTGCCCACTCTATAGCATCTCGTTGTATCTTAGCTAACCTTTCTGCATCTTCTAAACTCCCTCTTATCTCTGTTTGCCATTCGTCATGTACCCAAGTGCATACCTTAAAGTCAAGCACTTGTTTACTTGCCTCTTCCATCCAGCGTCTAGTTGCATACTTCATAACGAGTGTCTCCCCGTTCTGCAACATACCCGCTAGTGTCTTGTGTTCGCTGGGTACTACAACCCTGCGTCCATCGTAACCTTTGAAGTAACCCTGTCCTGCTATCTCAGGGATAACTCTCTTCTTTAGTTTAGCTAGGCCTTCAATACTCTCAGTGAAGTTAGCTACAGCCTTACCTGCCTGTCCCATGTTAGTCTTTAGGATCTGTGCAATCTTAGCTGTACCTGCCCCTAGTAGGAAGGCATAGATAAAAGTCTTAGCCATGTCCCTCGTGATACCATCAAGACCTAGAGCCTTACGGTTAAGGTTATGGATGTCTGTCTGATCCTCACTCTTACCTTCGATGATAGCCTTGATGTACTGCTTACTCTCCATGATGTCAGCAAGGATACGTAACTGAATACCTGAGGCATCCGTACCTACAAGATAGCAGCCCTCTGGTGTAGTCCATAGGTCTCTGAACCTACCGTCATAGTCTGCCTTCACCTTCTCTACTGCTGTCTTAGGTTGACCGTGGAACACACTAGGGATGTTGCCCATGTTAGGGTGTCTGTGTGCCATACGTCCTGTCCAAGATCCTATGTGCATGAACTGACCGTGGATACGGGTGTCACTGCTACTTGAGAAGGCCTGTAGCCACTCTGAGAGGGTGCTTCTGCGTCCTTCTAGGGTGAGCCACTCAGCGAGAGCATGTGCACCCTCAGGGGCGCTCTCAGGTAGTGTCTTAAGGTTCTCCTCTGATACTGTCCAGCCATACTTCTCGTAGTAGTCTAGCTTGTCTAGGTTACCGTCACGAATAGCCATGCGGTGACCTACCGTCTTGTCGATAGGGTTCCACCCTGCATCCCATAGTCTCTCGACACGTTGCTTAGTCGAACCGGGGTTGAATGTTATGTAGTCGTAACACAACAGCATGTCACCTACGATCTCAGTCTTAGGGTAAGTGTTGATAGCCTCTGTTACATTCTTGAACAACTCACCGTCAGCCTTAGTACGGTACTTGATCTCCTTGACTGCCTCTAGTTTAGGTGGGAAGGCCTGATGGATACGTTCCTCTAGTTCTTGTAGCCTCTTAGTTATCTCTAGGTGCATTGCCTCTGCACTGTTGATGTCGAACTCAAAGCCACCTTCGTGCATCTCTTGACAGATTATTGCTACGTCATGCTCTAGACGCATAGCTTGTGACCAAGCCTTGTCTTTGATCTGAGAAGAGAAGTGTTTGAACAACTGTTCAGTTACCTCTACATCACGATGGCAGTAAGATAACATCTCCTCTGTGAGGCCACCCTCGAAGTCCTTGAAGTTATCCTTAGGGTAGCCTAGCTTCTCTCCCCATGTGGCTAGGCTGTGTGATCCGATACCGAAGTCAACAGTCATAGATACTACAAGGGTGTCAACGATCTTAGTCATGTCGATGACTGGACCTACGATCCTATTGATGACAGGCCCATCGAAGTTAATGAAGTTATGGCCTACCCACCGGGTAACTTTCTTAGCGTACTCAACAAACCTTGCACGTTCAGCCATGTCTATGTGTACATTAAGGAACTCATTAGTGATACCTGTGTCCTTCTCCTTAGTGCAGATACACCAGATATTCTTAGCATCTAGGCCTTCTGTTTCTATGTCTGCGAATACTATCATTCCATATTCCCTACCCAATGTGTTGTATCATCGAAGGGGTCAAGTCCATCTTCCCCTATCTTCTGTGAGCTTGAAGGTTGTCTCTTCGAACTTGAGCTTACCTGCAAATCCTGTCTTACCTGCTGGTCTGTTCTTGATAAGCAAGAGCTGTGTTGTATTTCTTTCATCACGATCCTCTGACATCTTGTCTCTCTGTAGTTTAACTACAACAGAGGCACGTTTAGATATTGTTCTACAGTCACGCACCTGACCATCATCATTCTCGTGAGCAATGGTTACGATACCTACGTTAAGCTCAGAGGCTAGGCGAGACAGCTGTACTGACAGAGCAGACAACCATTTCTCTACTGACTCGTCACCCTTACGAGAGTATGCTAGGTCTTGGATAGGTTCGAAGAACACATAGTCCACACCACAGGCCTCTCGGAAGTACCTGATCTTTTCTAGGATGTCCATAGGGTCTTCGTCAACTGCTATCTGGAACTGATACAACCTTTCCTCTGCGGTCAGCTCAGTGATAGCCCTCTTCACATCCTCTTCCATGTTGTGCTCTTCGATAAGGTCACGACGAGTAAGGTTCTTGTTGAGGTGGTACGACACAAGGCCTAGGACACCACGTTTCTCTGTCTCCTCTAGGTGGCAGATAGCAATCTTAAGATGCTTGTGCTCAGTTAGAATGTAGTACTCTAGGTATCTCATGAACTCTGTCTTACCGATACCCTCAGGTGCTTGGAACACAGTGAAGTGTCCTTGCATGAGACCTAAGGCTACATCATCAAACGATTCGATACCTGTCGATACATAGACTGCATCATCCTTCTTATCGAACAACTCAAGGAACTGCTCCGTTGTGTTGCGGATATTGTCAGGTGAGTACCGCTTGCAGTTATAGAAGGCTGCTTGGTAGCTTGCCTTAGCATTACCCTGTAAGAACTCGTTAGCATCCTTGAACTTGTCATGGATAATCTCGTAGGTCTTACTAGGAAACAAAGCACC